CCTTATATCATTAATAAATGTTTGTCCGGATATATTGATTGTATCTTATATGCAAATGAAATGAATCTTTACCATTCTTTAGATAAAGATATGCAATATTCATTTTATCTAAATAGTTTGAGGAAAAAGAAGAGATTTACTCCCTGGATCCGAAAGGATAAAGTCAACGATTTAGAATGTATTAAAAAATACTATGGTTATAGTAATGAGAAAGCATCTCAAGCACTTAAAATCCTAAATAAATCTCAAATTGACTTTATAAAAAAACGACTTGAAACTGGCGGAATGAAATGATACCTTAAAATATATTTTTTATAAATAATTAGTGAAAGAACTATTTTTTATATTATGAAATTAAAAGAACAAAAAATAAAATATAAGCAAATTCCTCCTAAAGAAGAATTAATTGAATTATATAAATCTAATACCTTACAGCAAATTGCCAATTTTTATGGTACAACAAAAACCAGAGTAAGAAAATGGTTTGACAATCTTGAAATAGAAAAAAGACCTCAAGGTGGGGGCAATAATAGAAAGTTTATTGATAATGTTACAGAAACTAAATTAATAGAATTTCTTAAATTTAAAAAAACAAATAAAGAAATTGCTAAAATTTTGGGTTGTTCAGTTAGCAATGTTTGTAGACTTCTGCATAGATATGGATTAAAAAGAGAATATAATATGAATGAGTATAAAAAATACTCAAACAAAGTTAGAAGATTAACTGAAAAAAATTATGTAAAATGTTTTGACATTATCAATCCAAATAACTATCCAAGAACTTTGTGTGGAGTTGATGGTGGATATCAAATAGACCATAAATTATCTGTTAGATTTTGTTATGATAATAATATATCAGAAGAAGTTTGTGCTTGTTTAGATAATTTGCAAATGATTGAATGGTCAAAAAACCTAAATAAAAGATATGCAAACAATTTTGAGGAAAATTATGTCAACAACGATTGAGCCGCAGGTGAATTGGACTCCCGATATGATGGTAGAAGTCACCTTGAATGAACCTGATGACTTTTTAAAAGTTCGTGAGACTTTGACACGTATTGGAGTTGCTTCAAGAAAAGAAAAAAAACTATATCAATCTTGTCATATTCTTCATAAACAGGGGCGATATTATATTGTAAGTTTTAAAGAACTTTTTGCACTAGATGGCAAACACGCAAATCTAACAGTAAATGATGTTCAGCGTCGTAATCGTATTGTTCGTCTTCTTGCAGATTGGGGACTTATTGCGGTTATTGATGCCGACAAAGTATTGGATATTGCACCACTCAATCAAATTAAAGTTCTTCCTTTTAAAGAAAAAGGAGAATGGGTTTTAGAAACCAAATACAATATTGGTAAAAAGAGTAAGGTAGTGGAAACTGAATAACAAAGTAGGGAGTTCAACACTCCCTTTTTTATTGTTACTTGATATATAATAGTAAGGACGCCTTCGGGGTCCACACAATCAAACCTCGCTTTTTAAGGAGATACTAAAATGACTAATCTTACAAGGTATACTGCTGCGGATCTTCCTAATCTAATGGATAAGATCACAAGAAACAGTATTGGACTGGATGAATATTTTGATCGTCTATTTAATCTTCACGAAACAACTTCAAATTATCCCCCATATAATTTGATTCAAGTTAATAGTGTAGAATCACGATTAGAACTTGCACTTGCAGGATTTAACAAAAAAGAAGTTTTTGTTTATACTCAAGATGGAAAACTTTTTGTTGAAGGGCAAATTGAAGATAAGGGATCCTCCGATTCTTATCTTCATAGAGGAATAGGTAAAAGATCCTTCACTAGATCTTGGACGCTTTCTGATGATACAGAAGTTAGATCTGTTGATTTTGAGGATGGACTTTTGAATATTACTTTGGGAAGAATTGTCCCAGATCATCATAAGAGAAAAGATTATCTCTAAATATATAAGTCTACCCAAATATCGTTGCTATAGGGAGGCGACTGGCAAAAACCAGTTGACACCTCCTTTTTCTTGTGATATAGTACTAATAGGTATGGAGTAAAAATGACTGTAAAACTTTTGTTGCTTAAGTCTGGAGAAGATCTGATTGCAGACGTTCAAGAGATGGTTTTTGGTGAAGATGAAGAGAAGCGTGTAGTTGGATACTATCTTACTAGACCTTGTATAGTAAAAATGAGAACTCCTAATCTTCTCACAGAGGAAAACGAAAATCAAGGACTTCAAAAAATGGGATATCAAGTTACTTTACATCCTTGGATGCCTTTAACTGCGGATGAGAAAATTCCAGTTCCTTCTGATTGGGTTGTTACAATGGTAAATCCAACTGAAAAATTAAAACAAATGTACATAGAGGATGTTATAAATCATGGAAAAAATAATCAAAGTGTTAGTTCTGATCAGCAATCAAATTCTGATCAGTCAGATTGAAGAAGTTGGTGCTGATATTGGAGAACCAGATTGCAAACTTATTAAACCATTTGTAGTTGCTAAAGACCAAACTTTAGAACCATTTCTAATGGGATACACAAAGGAAGATACTTGTATGATGAGTTCTGAAAAGATTCTCACACTTGTAAATCCCACACCTACACTTCTTGAAAAATACCAGGACCTTACTAAGGAATGACACAAAAATTTTATACTAATGTTCAGTTGATTGGAAATCAGTTTCTAGTTCGTGGAGTAGAGAATGGCAAAAGGTTTGAAACGAGAGATGAATTTTTTCCAACTCTTTTTGTAAATAGTAAAAAAGAATCAAAGTATAAAACATTAAGTGGAGGTAATGTAGAACCAATTAAACCAGGAACTGTTCGTGATTGTCGTGAATTTTATAAAAAGTATGGTGAAGTTGATGGTTTTGAAATTTATGGAAATGATCGATACATTTATCAATACATCTCGGAAAAATATCCTGAAGATGAAGTAAAGTTTGATATCAGCAAGATTAAACTAGTAACTCTTGATATTGAGGTTGCTTCTGAAAGTGGGTTTCCTGATGTAGAATCTTGTTCAGAAGAGATCCTTGCAATCAGTATTCAAGATTACACAACTAAAAAAATTGTTACTTGGGGAGTTAAACCATTCAATAATGTGCGTGATGATGTAATTTATCACTGTTGTGAATCTGAATATGCACTATTAAATTCTTTTATTAATTATTGGATGGATGATGTTCCTGATGTTGTAACTGGATGGAATATTCAACTTTATGATATTCCCTATATTTGCAAAAGATTAAATCGGGTTCTTGGTGAGAAGTTAATGAAACGCCTCTCTAACTGGGGACTTGTGACTGAAGGTGAAATCTTTATCACTGGACGTAAGCACATTACCTTTGATATTGGAGGACTCACTCAATTAGATTATCTTAACCTTTATAAAAAATTTACTTATAAAGCACAAGAGTCATATCGTCTTGATTACATTGCAGAAGTAGAACTGGGACAGAAAAAACTAGATCACTCAGAGTTTAATACCTTTAAAGATTTTTATACTAAAGGATGGCAAAAATTTATTGAGTATAATATTGTTGACGTAGAACTTGTTGATCGTTTAGAAGATAAGATGAAATTGATTGAACTTGCTCTTACAATGGCATATGATGCTAAAGTAAATTATGCTGATGTATTCTATCAGGTTCGTGTTTGGGATACGATTATTTACAATTATTTGAAGAAAAGAGATATTGTAATTCCACCAAAAAATAGATCTCAAAAGAATGAAAAATATGCAGGTGCTTATGTAAAAGAACCAATTCCCGGCAAGTATGATTGGATTTTATCTTTAGATTTAACATCTCTATATCCTTCTCTTATTATGCAATATAATATATCCCCAGAAACACTTTTAGATGAGAAATATCCAAATGTAAGTGTAGATAGATTATTAAATAAAGAAGTTGTTATTAATAATATTGCCGGTAAATGTGTTGCTGCAAATGGGTGTATGTATGATACAACTAAAAGGGGAATATTTCCCGAACTTGTACAGAAGATTTTTAATGGTAGGCAGATCTACAAGAAGAAAATGTTGAGTGAAGAAAGAAATCTAGAAGAAATTGAAAATGAAATGAGGAGGAGGAAAATTTTATAAATAAATGTAAGATTCAATTTAACTCTTTATGGAAAAATATGTAAACGAATTTATAGAATCGAATACATCTTTACTTCATTATTGCGAATCTAATGATGTTTCTTATAGAAAACTATATCTCCATATTAAGAAAAATTTCCCCAATTTAATTTCCAGAAAAAATAATGGAAAATCTAAAAGATCAAAACTGGCACATAAATCTTCCATAAAATTCGATCCAACAAAGGAAGAACTTGAAAAACTTTTTTTTGAAGATGGTATGGGGCAAAAAGAAATTTCTGAATCTTATGGGGTTTCTAAATCTCTAGTTTGTATGAAAATGAAACATTATGGTATTGATGTTAAATCTGTCGGGCAGAGTAGATATTGGAACGATAATAGAAGAGAACATTTTAGAATGTTGGCGAACACTGGAGTTGTTGGTGTGTTTAGAAATCAAAATTGGAAGTATCATTCAACATCTATCGAAAAATTTTTTATTGATGAATGTGAAAAACTCAATATTGATTATAAGAGACAATATCCCATAGAAAAGTATGGACATCAATATGATTTTTATATTCCAAAATATAATTTATTGGTTGAGATGGATGGAGTATATTTTCACAATTTACCCAATCAAAAAGTAAAAGATTTGCAGCAAATTGAAAGATGTAAAGAACTTGGTTATGATATAATAAGAATTACCGATAAGCAAATTAAGAAAAATAAAAATATTATTGAGGAGATTTTTGATGAATTTGGAAAAAATGTCGGATAAAGAACTTGCATTGTTTCGGGAAAATACTAAGAAGGAGATTTCGAAATGTAAAAATAATCAAATGGCGAGAAAGGTGCAACTTAATAGTTTGTACGGTGCTATTGGAAATGAATGGTTCAGATATTATAAGTTAGAAAACGCAGAAGCAATCACTCTTTCAGGGCAGGTTGCGATTCGTTGGATTGAAAGTAAGATGAATACATATTTCAATAAACTTCTTAAAACTGAGGATGTTGACTATGTTATTGCTTCTGATACTGATTCCATTTATCTTCATATGGGTCCTCTGGTTGAAACTGTATACAAGGGAAGAGAGAAAACTACTGAAAGCGTTGTTTCGTTCCTTGACAAGATCTGTAAGGTGGAACTTGAAAAGTATATTGAAAGTTGCTACCAAGAACTGGCAGAATATATGAATGCCTATGACCAGAAGATGGTTATGAAGCGAGAGAATATTGCTGATCGGGGTATATGGACTGCTAAAAAGCGTTATATTCTAAATGTCTGGGATAGTGAAGGAGTTAGATATACTGAACCCAAACTTAAAATGATGGGTATTGAGGCAGTCAAATCTTCAACCCCAGCACCTTGTCGAAAAATGATTAAGGATTGTTTAAAGATTATGATGAATGGAACTGAAAATGAAGTGATTAATTTTATTGAAAACGCACGTACAGAGTTTAAACATCTTTCTCCCGAACAAATTTCATTTCCACGATCAGCATCAGACGTACAAAAATATAAATCATCATCTTCAATTTATTCCAAGGGAACTCCAATTCACGTTCGCGGAGCACTTCTGTTTAATCATTATATAAAGGGGGCAAAACTAACAAACAAATATTCACTTATACAAAATGGCGAAAAGGTTAAATTTATTTACTTAAAAAAACCAAATACAATTCACGAAAATATTATTTCATTCATTCAAGAATTTCCTAAAGAATTAAACCTTGACAAATACATTGATTATGAGTTACAATTTGAGAAAGCATTTTTAGAACCACTCAAAATCATTCTTGATGCTATTGGGTGGAAAACCGAACATATGACAAATCTTGATTCATTTTTTACCTGATGTATTTACCTATTAATAATAAAGAACTCGATACTATCATTAGTGCTATGAGATTAGGTGGAGATACTGCTCTCTATCAAAAACTCTGGCAATATAAAATGAATTATGATGACAAACAACAACAAAAGGAGGAATGAAATGGCAGATTCTGGATTAAGTTTTCTTAAGGACATTGTAAAGGAGATAGGAGGAGAATATACTCAACTGGCATCAGAGATTGATGAAACTGAAACTTATGTGGATACGGGTTCATACGTTTTTAATGCTCTTGTATCCGGCAGCATATTTGGTGGTGTATCTGGTAATAAGATTACTGCTATCGCGGGCGAAACTTCTACGGGAAAAACTTTCTTCAGTCTCGCTGTTGTTAAGAACTTTCTTGATACTCATTCTGATGGGTATTGTCTATACTTTGATACTGAATCTGCAATTACTAAATCACTATTAGAGTCTCGTGGAATTGATACCAATCGTTTGGTGGTTGTTAATGTAGTCACGGTTGAGGAGTTTCGCACCAAGACACTCAAGGCAGTTGATATTTACCTAAAGAAAAAAGAGGAAGAAAGAAAACCTTGCATCTTTGTGTTAGACTCCTTGGGAATGCTTTCTACAAATAAAGAGATTAATGATGCTCTTGCGGAGAAGGATACTCGTGATATGACAAAGGCACAACTCATTAAGGGTGCTTTTCGTATGCTGACTCTTAAATTAGGGCAAGCAAAAATTCCTATGCTGGTGACTAATCACACCTATGAGTCGATGTCTCTTTATGGGGGAAAACAAATGAGCGGGGGGTGCTTATCTCCCGGAACTAAAATTTTTACTCGTGGTGGGTATAAAAATATCGAAGATATAACTGAAAATGATTTTGTATATACAAAAGAAGGTGAGTTTATGAAAGTTTTAGAAACTCA